GAGGAACACCTTTAGCCATGTATGTACCATACGAAAGAAATAAATATACATATGATATATCAGGTCCAACACCAGAAAATAGTGGTTGGACTAATGAATCGTATTTACATGTAAGAACAAAATTTAAAGGCGGATATAAATTAAATCAAGCAAAGGCGAAAAAATGTCCTGTCAAGCATTAATGATAAGTAAAAAGTCATATTCAGATTTAAAAGAGTATTGGGATTATCAAAGATTATTAGAGTATAACAGAGAAAAATTAAAAGATAAACTTAAAGTTATACAAGGTAAAGTATTTAATCAATACGGTCCTTTAAATACAGACGCTATGTTTGATGACATATGGACAAATGTAGAGTCACATGATTTAGATAAACCACCTGTTGGTTGGATACCTAAAGATAAAAAATTAAGATTTGAATGGGAATTAGGTGATTGAATTTAATTATAAACTAGATTATAAAAAACTAAACTTTAGAAAACCAGATATAAGAAAACTATACAGAATAGGTCGTGGTGAACAAGGTGTATTACTTGTAAGACCTTATACAAATATCATATGTAGAAACTGGCGATTTAAAACACCACAGATTGCAGAAAAAAGTGCTAATACAATCTATCATATGTATAGAGGATTTAGAGCATTAAAAGACTTTGTAGGTATGGATATGTGTAGAAAATTTTTAGAAATGGGTTTTACGAGGGCAAGAAGATATGCGAACCATAAAGATGGCAAGAAATACAAAGATGGTAAAATACTACCGCAAGAAAAAGATTGGGCAACGAGTGAAAAAGCAAAGTCAGCGACAATCTTTAAAAGGTATAGAGATTTGGTCACCACAGATAAAGTCTATATAAGTATGAGAAAAAACTGGCGTGAGTTTGAAAATGCAAATAATAATATACAGAAATCAGAAACCTTATGAGAGATATAGTTTCGATAAAAAAGAGCTTGACAAGGTTAAACAATTCTGTTATAATAACAATATAAAGTGGTACATAATAATAGGAGAATAACATGGATTTTTTGAAAGACATTATTAAAGAAACAGGTAATGAATATGCTACACTAGTAAGTGAAGGTGTAGAAGCAGGTGACGTAGATAGTTTCATAGACACAGGTAGTTATACATTAAATGCTTTACTATCAGGTTCTATTAATGGTGGTATGCCATCAAATAAGATTACAGCAATTGCAGGTGAAGCTGCAACAGGTAAAACTTTCTTTGCATTAGGTATCGTAAAAGCATTTTTAGATAAAAACAAAGACGCAGGTGTAATATACTTTGAATCAGAAAGTGCATTAACAAAAGATTTAGTTGAGAATAGAGGTGTTGATAGTAAAAGAATGGTTGTTGTTCCTGTTGCAACCGTACAAGAATTTAGACATCAATCAATCAAAGTTATTGACAAATATTTAGAACAACCAGAAGATAAAAGAAAACCTATGATGTTTGTATTAGATAGTTTAGGTATGTTATCAACTACAAAAGAAATGGAAGATACTGCTGAAGGTAAAGAAACTAGAGATATGACAAGGTCGCAGATTGTAAAAGCTGCGTTTAGAGTTTTAACACTTAAATTAGGCAAAGCAAAAGTGCCTATGATTATGACTAATCATACCTATGATGTGATTGGTTCAATGTTCCCACAAAAAGAAATGGGTGGCGGTTCAGGCTTGAAATACGCTGCCTCTAATATTGTTTATCTATCTAAAAGAAAAGAAAAAGATGGTAAAGATGTTATCGGAAATGTTATTCATTGTTTAAATTATAAAAGTAGATTAACAAAAGAAAATGCTAAAATAGATGTAAGACTAACTTACAAACATGGTTTAGAAAGACACTATGGATTGCTAGACTTGGCAATTAAACATGGTATATTTAAATCTGTTTCAACAAGAATAGAATTACCTGATGGCACAAAACAATATGCAAAGACTATCAATAATGAGCCTGATAAATTCTTTACTAAAGATGTTCTCTCTAAAATTGACGAGGCAGCCAAGAAAGAATTCCTCTATGGCGCAGAATAAAAAGTACGTTTTCGCTCAACGTGATGTAGATGATTATTCATGTATCAAGTTGACAGAAGCGCCATATTCTGATATAATATTCGCATATACAAATGTTAAGTTTGCTTCAGAACCAAATGCTGATGGCAGACTACCTTTAAAATTTACATATGATATTAAAAAGAACCCTAATAATGTTGATACAAACAATGAAGATTTTAGGCAATACATTGGCGATATATTAATAGAAGTAATGGAGGAACAATTAGAAAATGGCACCATCAATTTTAAATGAGAAGTTTGAAAATACAATCTTATCTAATTTAATTTACAACGAAGAATTTGCTCGTAAAACTGTTCCTTTTTTAAAAGAAGAATTTTTTAGAGATAGAATAGAAATTATTGTCTTTAAACAGATAAATAATTTTATAACAAAATATAATAATCTTCCTACAAGAGAAGCTCTGACAATTGAGTTATCAAATCTAAAGAATATTACAGAGGAAGAATTTAAACAATCAAAACAATTATTGAATAGTTTACAAACTGAATCTAATGTAGATCAACAATGGTTATTAGATACAACTGAAAAGTTTTGTAAAGACCGTGCTGTATATAATGCTGTATTAAAAGGTATTAAGATTATAGATGGCAAAGACAAACAATTATCTCCAGAAGCGATTCCGAGCATCCTTAGTGAGGCTCTTGCTGTTTCTTTTGATCAGCATATTGGTCATAACTATGTCGAACAATCCGATGAAAGATTCGACTACTATCACAGAGTTGAAGAACGTCTTAAATTTGATCTTCAATATTTCAATCGAATAACAAAAGGTGGTCTGCCACCTAAAACTTTAAATGTGGCACTTGCAGGCACAGGTGTTGGTAAGTCCTTGTTTATGTGTCATGTGGCTGCTTCTATGATAAGTCAAGGCAAGAATGTATTGTATATCACTTTAGAGATGGCTGAAGAACGTATCGCAGAAAGAATTGACGCTAATCTATTAGATGTAACCATTGATGAACTTTATGATATGCCTAAAAAGTTTTATGATGACAAGATTAAGAAAATGCAAAGTAAGGTACAAGGTCAACTAATTATCAAAGAATATCCTACTGCTGCTGCTCATACAGGTCATTTTAAAAATTTAATTGATGAACTTGCATTAAAGAAATCATTTAAACCAGATATAGTTTTTATTGACTATTTAAATATTTGTTCATCAAGTAGATTTAAAGGTGGTAATATATCATCATATTTTTATATAAAAGCAATTGCTGAAGAATTAAGAGGTCTTGCAGTATCTTATAATGTGCCTATTGTTTCTGCTACTCAAACAACTAGAACTGGTTATATGTCAAGTGATGTTGGTTTAGAAGATACTTCAGAAAGTTTTGGTCTTCCTGCAACTGCTGACTTTATGTTTGCTCTTATTTCAAATGAAGATTTAGAAGAACTATCTCAAATGAAAGTTAAACAATTAAAAAACAGATATAATGATCCAGGTCTTAATCGTGCATTTATAATAGGTGTAGATAGGGCAAAGATGAGATTATATGATGTTGAACAATCTGCTCAACAGATTGTAGATAGTAACCAAGAAACGCAAGAACAACTAAATGAACCATCAGGTCCTCAACCTGCTGATAGTGCTTACGATAAGTTTTCAGGATTTAAAGTATGAAGAAAAAGAATATAAGAAAAAGAAGTCCATCTATATACTACAAAACTGAAATGGTTAAAAAAGGCAAACAGATATTATGGCGTGCTGTAGAAATGCCTAGTAAGTTAGTATTAAAAGAAAGTTTTTTTGAAGAAGATGTAAAGCCAGTTGTCAAGTTTCAAAACAAATATAAGACATTTGGTATCTTTGGATTCCCACCATTCTTTGATTGCAGAGATGAAAAAGAAAGACTATTAGATAAAGGTAAGAGTAAATACAGCAGATAAATAGCTGTATGGCAGATTCACCAAAAGAAGGAGAGGCAGCTCAAGCATTGTTTTGTGCAATCGCAGATTTTCTTGGCGATAATACAACAAAGAAAGAGTTTGACCTTAAAAAATATCGTACATATGAGTTATTTAAAAAGGCTCATAGTAAGATTATTAACGATATTTTTAATAAAATAGAAACACCTCAAATAACACTCAAACAGATTGAAACATTTTTGATGACAAAAGATGGTTGGTATGAGTCATCAATAAACATTGCTTTAAAACTAATACAAGAAATACAATCTATAAGTACAAAATTTAATAAAATAAAATCACCTAAACTTCAGGACGTCATATACGTTAGAGGTGCAAAAAAAGAAAAAGGCAGAAATGCAAATGCAATGGAGAACATAGATTATCTTTTTAGTATTGCAAATAGAAATGATAAAAATTATTTTGGTGACATAAACAAATGGAGTCCTGCTGACATATATTTTGTATCTGATAAAGCGGATAAACAAATTATAGAAGAAGTACAAATGGTTACAGATAAGTTAAATAAATCATATAACTTGGCTGATTTAAATAAGATTACTTCTAACTTAATAACCTCAGGTGATCTATTACCATTATCACTTAAAAAGGCAGAGGACAATGCTAACTTGGTGAAGGTAAATTTTGTAAGATCAGATGAAGAAAAATACTTATCTAATATTACTTTCTTTGGTGTTAGTGATTGGAGTAAATTATATACAAGAGCAAAACCAATAACAAGAGATATAAAATTATATTTTAGTCAAAATAAAAAAGAAAAAATTAAGATAAGACATGACGCTTATAGCTCTAGTTATGGTGTCAATAAAGCAATTAAATGTGAAATAGAGGTATCAGGTGCTGGTGGTAGAGGCGGATCAGTTGTAGGTATACCTATGATCTCTAAAATTATATCAACCGTTGATAGTCAATTAGCTAAATCATTGTCAAATGCTTTTGAAAAAGGCATTAGAGAATATGCAAAAGAACTTGAAAAAATGAACAAAAAATTTAAAGTTAAATCAGGTGTTAAATTAAAAGAACCATCTAAAAGTGCTTATGATAATGAAAGAGCAACTTTAAGTGGATTATATGTTGCCAATGCAATAATGCCTGTGTTATATAAATTTTTCAAAAAAAATGAAAATAACAAAAAGACAAAGAGAATCAACGATAAAATTATACAAGCATTTGTAGCATACACCTCTAGTAGAACACCTAAATCAGGCAAGTTTGTAATCGCTAAATAGTATAAATAGTAGAAAAACAACGATTTATTGATGGAATAACGCTTGACAAAAGCGGTGATTTTTTGTATAATGGGTATAGTGGAGAGAGATGTATAGTTTTAAACAATATTTAAATGAGGCAAAAAACACTCATTTAGAACATTTAGAAGATGAGATAATTAACAATGGTTACGAAGGTGGCCTAAACGCAGTTGAATTTCTTAAATCATTAAGAAACATGCTAATAGGATCATCAGGTCGTAAAGTTAATGTATCTGTCAAATGGGATGGTGCACCTGCTGTAATCTGTGGTGTTAATCCTGAAAACGGCAAATTCTTTGTCGGATCAAAATCTGTATTTAACGTCACTCCTAAAATTAATTACACACCTGCTGATATAAGAAAAAATCATAGTGGTGGTCTTGCAGATAAATTACAAGTAGCATTAAGAGAATTAAGAAAACTAAACATCAAAGGAGTTGTACAAGGCGACTTCTTATACACACCAGACGAAATCAAAACAGCAACAATCAGAGGTGAAAAGGTTATCACTTTTACACCTAATACAATCACATACGCAATACCTGAAAATTCAAATCTTGCAAGTAGAATACTTAAATCTAAAATGGGTATTATCTTTCATACATCATACACAGGTAGAAAGATGTCAGATTTAAAAGCAAACTTTGGTGTAAACGTAAACAGATTTTCAAAAACACCTGCTGTATTTTTTGATGACGCAGGATATAAAGACACATCTGGTGTTGCTACATTTACAGAATTAGAGTCAGACCAATACGATAGTTTATTAAGAATGGCTGCAGGTTCAATATCTAAAAGTAAAGGTGTATTAGATATGATGAAAAGACAAACTAATTTATTATCAGTAGGTGCTAGACTTAAAATATTTTTTAATGATTTTATACGAAGAGGTCAAACTATTGCAAACGTAAAAAAATTACAAAGTGATTTTAGAAAGTATTATGCAAAAGTTTTAGATGATGAAATAGAAAAAAGAAAAACTAAAAGTGCTAAAGATAGATTTAATGCTCAAAGAGATGAGGGTTTAAAATTTATTGATAGATATGAAAATCAGATATACT